TAAATCATCATCAATTATACACTTCCACATTCCCGTCTTTTTTATACGAGCTTTTGCCTGTATAAAATATTTGTAATATGGATCATTTTTTCGTGGAGTATGATCTGGAATTGATGTAATTAAATGAAGATTTAATGTTTGCTTATGTGCATCTGTCATGATAAGTTAATTATACATTAATTGTGGTGTATCTTGGAATCGAACCAAGCATGTCGTTGACGGCGGATTTACAGTCCACTGCCCCACCTTGGGGCTTATACACCGTGGCGGAAAAAGTAGGATTCGAACCTACGGTACTTTCGTACGACGATTTAGCAAACCGTTGCAATAGACCACTCTGCCATTTTTCCGAGCCTCCTGTCAGGATTGAACTGACGGCCTTTCGCTTACAAGGCGAATGCTATACCACTTAGCTAAGGAGGCGGGAGCGGATGATGAGAATCGAACTCACCCCTTCTGCTTGGAAGGCAGAGGCACTACCGATATGCAACATCCGCAAGAGGACTACAGGTGAATTATTCCAGCACCGAATGACGCTGCCCTAAGAGTCTCCCGCAGAACTCATCTCACGGGTTACTTGGTTATGTGTAACTATATCCATACCTAAGGTGTGTCACCTGTAGCCTCGTGCACCAAGTAGGATTTGAACCTACAACAACTAGTTCCTAAGACTAGCGCCTCTACCATTGGGCCATTAGTGCTTGGTTGCGGGAGTGGGATTTGAACCCACGACCTAGAGCTTATGAGGCTCCCGAGCTTCCGAGCTGCTCTATCCCGCAATAAGTGACCTCCCTGGTGCGCTTTGAGTAGAGGCGTGGGAGGTGCTGTAGGTATAGTCTACACCATTTCTGGACATAGCTTTAACCACATCTGAACTAGATAGTGGTCACGCTCACCAGGGTTTGAATGCCATGGTGACCAATCCTTACCCCCACTGCTTAGACTATAAGCGATAGAAGCATTGGTAACTGGATCGGTTAGTTGTTTTGCTGATTTTAAACCAAATTCTTTTACACGACCCTTTAGTGATCCGTAAAGATTGATCTGGAATACGCCATAGGAATCATCACCGGTTTTGTTGCTGAAGTTGTGTGCAAGGGGATTTCCGTGAGTTTCCTTCATAGCTACAGCCCAGGCTACCTTAAGAGAATGACCTTTAAACCCTACAAGCTGTAAAACTTGATAGAGCTGCTTTGGATTCAATGTCTTGGCTAGTCTGTACTGCGCTATAGGGGTCAGGCAGTCCTGGACCTTAGATAACGCAGGGGCTGCTGCCTTGGCAGTAAACGATATTAAGTTAGAGATCGTTAAAAGGGCTACAAGCCCAAGGATTAAATATTTCCTTTTGTCATATAAATTCACACTATCTCCTAGGCTAGAAAGCCAACCCGAACCCTCGGCCACCTGTCACCTGGCTTGGGCAGTCCGGTCTCTTTCTACCGGACAAGTTGTAACTCTTTTGTTACGTAGTTAGTGTTGAGGTGTTAGCCTCAGGGATAATTCTATCAGTCATTACAGGGTTCGCGAGACCCCTGATGCATAGTAAAATAGTATTTTCATATAAAAATTTAGGGGCAATTATGCGCATAGAGCGTATTAAAACTAAGCAGGGGCATCCAGTACCCAAGCAAGCTACACATCCTAAAGGCCCATTTCCGCCTGAATTGATGCAAAGACCTCAGGTGATCTCCGACTACGTGCCACAACCAGATGGTGGGGAAGAAGAATTTCCACTCGGTGCCACAGCACAGAATAATTTTAAAGCGGTACGTTGGTTTAAGTGTAAAAAATGTTCTGAGATTATTTCAGAACAAAAGCTACCAAGTCACTCATGTGAGGATATAAATGGCTAGAACTAGAGATATAGGTAATTATTACTGGCACCCCATGGTTTATCCTATAAAGCCTAAGGTGTTGTTTGAAAAAGCTGAAACTCAAGAGATTGATGGGCAATACCGTCCTGGTAAGGGATACTGCCTAAGGTTGCCATTTACCCGGCTATCAATTGTGTTTGGTAAGTGGGGAGAGCCTCTAGAAGAAAGCCTAGCCCTAACTAATGCCATAGTTGGTCGAGCTATGACTAAAGATGAGATAGACTGGGATTATCTAAGGTTCGGAGGGGATTCATGATTTGGTCTAAAGAAAAGAAGCAACAAAGGGAAAAGACAAAGATTGAAAAGCGTATAGAGTCTTTACCTACTGCTGAGTTAGTGCCGTGGGCTGACCAATCTTTGTATACTATTGGTAGATACCTTGCCACTTGGCAACGCACAAATGAAGCCGCATACCTAGAGGAAGCACGCATTGCAGCCGACGTAGTATCTGCAATCGTTAACTCTTTAGCACAAAGGAATAAAATTGGATGAGTTTCTAGACGACGAACTCTTTGATGACTTTGAAGAGACTGAGCCTATTGAGGACGATGAACCGTTATTCCCCGGTGAAGATGGTGAAGAAGATAAGCTCGATGAGTTATCTAAAGAATTTGTTCACATCTTAGTAGATAAAATCTTAAAGTTTCAAGAATTGCTGGTTGGCTATAGGCTGCATGATTACCAGCTCCCATTAGCTAGACGACTGATTGAATCAGTAATCATTAACGACGGTGAAGAAATTACCGCTTTGGCTGCTCGTCAGTCCGGTAAGTCTGAAACTATTGCTAATACAGTAGCTACTCTTATGGTTATTCTTCCACGCCTAGCTCAGCTATTCCCTGACCTATTGGGTAAGTTTGGTGATGGAATTATGGTGGGCATGTTTGCACCTATCCAATCCCAGGTAGAAACCCTATATGGCCGTACGGTATCCCGTTTAACTAGCGAACATGCTTTAGAAGTACTCGGTGACCCTGAAATTGATGACTCTGTCTCTAAAAGCCCAGGAGTTGTTAAAAACATACGGTTGAAGAAGTCTGGTTCATCCCTTATGATGATGACAGCAAACCCACGTGCAAAGATTGAATCTAAGTCGTTCCACCTAATTATTATTGATGAGTGCCAAGAAGCAGATGACTTCGTAGTTGCTAAGTCTATTTCGCCTATGGGCGCGTACTACAACGCGACTATGGTTAAGACCGGTACCCCTACAACGTCTAAGAACAACTTTTACCGTGCTATCCAGTACAACAAGCGTCGTCAGACCCAAGCACGTAATACCCGCCAAAACCATTTTCAATGGGATTGGAAGGATGTTGCTAAGGTAAACCCTAACTACGAAAAGTTTATTAAGAAAGAAGTTCTCCGTATTGGCGAGGACTCAGACGAATTTCAGCTTTCATATAACTGCAAGTGGTTGCTAGAACGCGGTATGTTCGTAACATCCGGCATCATGGATGGTTTAGGGGATACCTCTCAGGAACTAGTCAAGGCCTGGCACCGATCTCCGGTGGTTGTGGGTATTGACCCCGCCCGTAAGATGGACTCAACTGTAGTGACAGTAGTTTGGGTAGACTGGGATAGACCAGACGAATTCGGGTATTATGATCACCGTATCCTTAATTGGCTAGAACTCCAGGGAGACGATTGGGAAGAACAGTACTTCCAGATCGTTAACTTCTTGAATAACTATGATGTTCTTGCTATTGGGGTCGACTCCAATGGTGTGGGCGATGCGGTAGCCGGACGTTTAAAGGTCCTTATGCCCAATGTGGAGATAGTAGCGGTTACCTCTAGTGCTACTGAGCAGTCTAAGCGATGGAAACATCTCCAGGCACTCATCCAACGTCAGATGGTTTCATGGCCAGCCCATGCTAAGACTAGACGTTTGAGAATCTGGAAGAAGTTCTACCAGCAGATGACTGACGCTGAGGTAAAGTACAAAGGTCCGAACTTTACGGTGGCCGCACCAGATGAAGCTCACGCCCACGATGACTTCGTGGACTCCCTGGCTATGGCCTGTTCCCTTACCCAAGAGATGGTTATGCCAACCGTCGAGGTTAGTTCTTCACCATTTTTTTAGTAGTTTAAGCACAAAAATGTTGAATTAACCGACAGACTTACACCTGAGGACCTCAATCCCAAACCTATGCATAGGAGAAAAAATAAATGGCAGTAGAAAACATCGCCCCGACGCCAATGTTCCCAGAGCGTCCAGGCACAACTTACGAGCGCAAGTTCTCACCAGCGACCCCAGGTCTACGTGGTCCACTTCGCTTTGAAGAGGGTGTCGCAACTGACACCGACGTTCCTAATGATTTTCAGGTAGGACTTGACCAGGGCTATGACACACCAGCCGGTCGTCCAAACCACAACGAGAACGTATTTGAAAAGTACCCAGATGAAACAATGAAGCAGCGTGCACACGTTGGTTCTGCAGCTTGGGTAGAAGCACCAACCTACCTTGGCGAGTTTGCTCAGGGTAACTTCGGAGATCACTCTGAGATCTCATTCGAGGAAGTAATTCGTAACGGCGCTCATCAGTACCGTTCAAACCCTGCACAGGTCAACGACTAATATAGGGTAGAATATATACTAGCTGGTAGCCCCGATCTCCCTTCTCGGGGCTTACCAGTCTTAGCTAAGTGGGGGCACATCTAATGATTAATTTTGGGAGTAACTTGTGAGTGGTGGTATTGATTTTTCACCTCCGTCGTATAGAGCGGCATCTAGTGACCTCACGATTTCAATTTCACCTTTAGGACTTGTAGAACTTGCAGATGAAGAGTTTGAAGTCCATGGTCCACGTTTAAATCGTTATTCACTTAACTGGGCAATGTATCTTGGCCATCACTGGTCATATCGCCGTGAGACTGGCGAATCACAAATGGTCTACAACTATTATCGTGCTTTTACCGATTACATTATTAACTTTACATTTGGTCGCGGAGTTTCATTCCGTAGCCCTATGGAAACCGAAGCAATCATTCCAGACATCCTAAAGCGTGTGTGGGAGATTGATAACAATAAAACTGGTGTTCTATGGGAAATGGGACAGCAGGGCGGAGTATCTGGTGACTGCTTTGTTAAAGTAGCTTATGAAGAGGCTTATGTAGATTCAGTAGGCCGTCCACATCCAGGACGTGTTCGCATCCTACCCCTTAACTCTTCTTTCTGTTTTCCTGAGTTTCACCCACATGATCGCTCACGTTTGATCCGATTTAAGCTTAAGTATCGTTTCTGGGGTACATCTACAGAAGGTACTCGTCAGGTTTACACATATACAGAAATCTTGACTGATGATCGTATTGAGGAATACATTAATGATGAGCTTATTGATTCTCGCCCTAACCCTGTTGGAGTCGTACCGGTCATTCATATCCCCAATGTAATGGTTTCAGGTTCCCCATGGGGACTATCTGATTGCCACGACCTCATCGTGCTTAACCGTAACTATAACGAAGTGGCCACAGATATCGCGGATATCATCAACTACCACGCTGCACCAGTTACTGTTATCACCGGAGCTAAAGCTTCAGCACTTGAGAAGGGCCCTAAGAAGGTATGGGGCGGACTTCCTAAGGAAGCTCAGGTCTTCAACCTTGAAGGTGGAGGACAAGGCCTGAAAGGTGCTATGGAGTACCTACAGATCATTAAGACTGCTATGCATGAGATGGTGGGTGTTCCTGAGACCGCTCTTGGTCAGGTACAGCCAATCTCCAACACTTCTGGTGTTGCCCTGGCAATTCAATTCCAACCATTGATGAATCGTTACCAGCAAAAGATGGTTCAGTACAGTGAAGGCGTACGCCGAATCAATGAGCTGGTACTATTAACACTAGCATTTAAAGAGCCTAACGTATTTGAGTACAACCCGCTGGTAAATGGGCCTATTAAGGCCGGTCAGCTACCTAAGCTTGACTTGACCAACCCAATTACCTTTGAGTCTCAAATTCACTTCCCACCACCACTCCCACTAGATAAGATGATCGTTTTGAACGAAATCCAGACAAAGATGGCTCTTGGTCTTGAAAGTCGTGAGGGCGCCCTTCGTCAACTAGGTGAGGAGTTCCCAGATGAGAAGCTTGAAGAAATTCGAGCAGAACTCATTGCGGATGCTAAGGCAGACGGTGCGCTACAGCTTATTAAGAATCAGATTGCGGCATCTATCACGTCATTGACCGGAATGATGCCGGATGGAACAGTTCCCCCAGGAGCTGCTCCAGGAGATGGAATTGGGCCTGGACCGTTTGGCCAACCAGGCGTCATCAGCCCAATGGAGAACACAGTACTGCAGGAGCTTCAGCAGGTCCAGGTTGACCTGGTTCAAGAAGCCTATGCACCTAAGATCTCCATTACCAAAGAGCCGGAGAAGAACACTCCCAACTCGGAGGAAAATAAGTAGATTTAGCCTGACAAATCACCTATAATTTGAAAGGCTAATACCACATAAATCCGCAGGTCATCGTGATATTTATTCGGACAACGACCTCTTACACCTAAGGACGACTCGCATGGCAGAAACAACAAATATTGTTGATACTGAAGTTGCTCAGGAAGCTTTTATTCAAGACTTCCCAACCCCAGTTGATACATTAGTAACCCCAGTAGCTTCTAAGGAAGATTCAATCCCTAAGGGTTACACAGAAGAAGATCTTAAGAAAGTACGCGAACAGGAAAAGTCAAAGCTTTATCCACAGATTGATTCGCTAAAGGAAGAGTTAAATCTTCTAAAGAAAGAACGTGAAGAGCGCCTAGCAGAAGCAGAGCGCCTCCGTCATGAAGCAGAAGAAGAAGCACGACGCAAAGCAGAGTCCGAAATGGATACGCGTCAACTTCTTGAGCTTAAAGAAAAAGAATGGGCAAAGCAGCTAGAGGAAGAGCGCCAAGAACGTCAAAAGGCATTTAGTCTTTTTGAGCGTGAGCGCCAATACTCAGAACTACAAGAGTATCGTAATCGCCGTCTAGCAGAAGAGCAGGAAAATATTATGCCTGAGCTTCTAGACCTAGTAACTGGAAATACCCCAGATGAGGTCGAACAGAGTATTACAGGCCTACGTGAGCGCACCTCACGTATCCTGGAATCGGCGCAGTCTGCTATGCAGAATGCACGTAGAGAAATGACAGGTACGCGAGTAACATCGCCAACCCCATTGGAAAACAATTCGGACCAACAACAGTTCACAGCGGAGCAAATTGCTTCCATGTCGGTTACTGAATACGCAAAATACCGTGATCGTTTGCTTCCTCGAGCAAATGGCCGCACTAATAAAGGAATCTTTGGGTAAACCCCCCAAACTCACAATATACTAACTAAGGAGTAAGACCGACATGGCATCAGCCGTAACAGGTACCGGCAATTTAGCCGCAGCCCCAACAGCCTACTCTGGCGCTAACAGCCAGCTAACACAGGCAATCCAGACAATCTGGTCGAAGGAAATCTTGTTCCAGTCTATGCCAATTCTTCGCTTCGAGCAGTTCGCTGTTAAGAAGACAGAACTTGGCGTCGCACCTGGTCTCCAGATTAACTTCATGCGTTACAACAACCTCGGATTCGCTTCAGCTCTTGTTGAAGGTGTTCGTATGTCAACCAACGCATTGACCGCACAGCAGTTCTCAATCACCGTTGCAGAGCACGGATACGCTATCGCAGTATCAGAGCTTCTTCTCAACGCATCATTCGATGACGTCATGGCTTCGGCTTCACGTCTTCTTGGCCGTAACATGGCCCTCTACCTCGATGGACAGGCACGCGATACCCTCATGGCAGCATCTTCTGTCATCTACGGTTATGACCGCACCACCATCTCTTCAGGTACAAACGCTTGGTACGATTACGGTACAAAGGGTACTTCACGTGCTTCCTTGACCGGTAACTTCAATCTCACAACTGCAACTGTCAAAGACGCAGTAGAGACCCTCGCAACCAAGAACATCCCTCGGTTGGGCGAAACCTACGTTGCTTTCGTTCACCCACACCAGAGCCGTAAGCTCCGTGACAATCCAGAATTCATTGAAGTCACCAAGTACGCTGCTCCAGGTAACTTTATGCTCGGTGAGATCGGTCGTTTGTACGACACAGTCTTTATTGAGACCACTCAGGTTAAGAAGGTCCCAGGCGGCGCAGGCGCAGGCTACACAGCTGACTCTGCAGTAGCTCCAGGATCAATCTCTTACCCAACTGGTGGAGGTTACACAACCCCAACAACAGTTACCGGAAACGGTGCAGCAGACCGCTACTCAGCTATCTTCATTGGAGATAACGCATTCGGTCACGCTATCTCACTCCCAGTCGAGCTCCGCGATGGCGGTATCCTTGACTTCGGTCGTGAGCACGCATTGGCTTGGTACGCAATCTACGGTCTTGGTCTTATCACTGACCAGTCTGTCTTGATCGCAGAAACCAACTAATCTAAGTAAGAATTGGGCGGGGGCGTTGAAACCCCCGCTCAACACAAACAAACCTATAGGAGAATAATAATCGTGGCAAAAGCAAAAGTAACTGACGTCACAGGACGTCAACGCGAAGAAATGATTAAGGCTAATGCAGAAGCATTGGCAGAACGCGCAAATTCAATGTCGATGGCAACCGCAGAGGCCCAAGCTAAGCTTGAGACGGAAGTTATCGACCTAACTACACCTCACAATCCAACAGTGATTGATGAAGTCGAGGTTGTAGGAGTAGACCTTGCGGATGACATGCGTGTTATCCGTGTTGCAGAAGATTTAGATTTTGTAACCATCGGCGCTGGAAACCACTATAGTTTCAAAGCCGGACAGAAGTACAAGGTCCCATCTCATGTAGCTACGCATCTACAGGAAAAGGGTTATTTGTACGATCGGCTCTAATAAGCCCGAAAAACTAGATCGCCCGCTCCGACAACTGCCCTCCTGTCGGAGTTGGGCCCTTTTTGTTTAAGCAGACTAATTGCACGATTTATAAGATGATATGTCAATAGTACAGTTGGAGGATTAGTAGTGGCGACGATTCAGACCCTGTCTAATAGGCTAAGAGCTGAAATTGGCGATGTCGGCAAATCTTTCACTGAAACCTTTACTGGTGATGGATTCACCAATCGCTTTCAATTGGCATATGCTCCAGTACGTGGAGCTAGCATCCGTGTAACTGTTAACGGTGTGAATATGACTTCCATAACCAATGTAGAGGAAGTTAGCGGTCTTTTTCAATTAGCCGCAACCCCACCAGATAATGCCGTCATTACTGTAAGCGGAGTGGCATTTAAATACTTTACTGATGAAGAAATACAATATTACGTTGCTCAGGCTTTTTATGAGCATGCCCATACCGAAACTGGTACAGATGGCATGGTATATACCCTCCCAACTCTCCCACTAGTTGATGAGTTCCCCCTAGTTATTCTTGCCTCAAGTATGGCACTTTATACCCTTGCAACTGATGCATCGTTTGATATTGACATCTCATCTCCGGACGGAGTAACAATTCCACGTTCTGAGCGTTACCGCCAGCTTATGGAGATTGTTCAGGCACGTAAGGACCAGTACAAGGAACTATGCTCAATGTTGAACATTGGCATGTACCGTATGGAGGTTCAGACACTGCGTCGTGTCAGCCGCCTTACAAATCGTTATGTACCTATTTACAAGCCACAAGAAGTTGATGATGGCTCTATCCCACAACGCGTATGGCTTTCTATGCCTACTTACGGAGATCAGACACCTGCGGGTCCTGCTGTACCTAAGGATCTTGAAATGTACGCGGGAGATGACTTTATTAGTACTCCGTTTACCTTTGATCAAGACCTTACAAACTTTGATGCTCTCGCACAGATTCGCCTATTCCCTCAGCAACCTGATAGCCAAGTAGGGCCTCTTATCCTTGGAACCTTCACCATCACTAAGTCTGCGTCTAGGACAGGTGGTATTTTGGATACCCTTACCCTATACTTGCCTGGAGAAGCTACTGCAGATCTCCCTATGACCGCATATTGGGATCTACGCCTGCACGATAATGTTAAGAACCTTACTAAGACTTTCCTAGCAGGAAAGGTCTTTACAACACCAAGCGTTTCCAATTCTACTAGTGGAGAGTTCAATTGACCGATTACAATGAGCCGAACCTCATTGGTATGCCTTCGGATAATACCAATGACCCTAGTCTTTACCTGCTCGGATTAAATCAACAGAATGGTTCTACTGGACCTACCGGCCCAATAGGCCCACAAGGCCCTACGGGACCTTCAGGAGCTGCGGGTGCCACTGGTGCTACCGGATCTGCTGTAACAGGCGCTACGGGCGCTACAGGCCCTACAGGAGCCACTGGAGCGACAGGCCCTGCAGGTGATGTAGGACCTGCTGGTAATACTGGTCCTACCGGTATTCAAGGAACTATTGGACACACTGGTGCAACGGGAGCTACCGGTGCAACCGGTGTTGCTGGCCCGACAGGAAGTCAAGGACCTACAGGTAATGCTGGCCCAGCCGGTGCTACTGGTATTCAAGGAGCCACAGGCGCCACAGGATCAACTGGTGTAGCTGGACCTACCGGTGCTACAGGAAATGTTGGTCCAACAGGACCTCAGGGTATTCATGGTTCTACTGGCGCAACTGGAGCTACTGGTGTAGCAGGACCAACTGGTACACCTGGTGTTACAGGCGCTACTGGTGCAACTGGTGCAACCGGTCATGGAATTAATGTACTTGGTTCATTTGCAAATCTTTCCGACTTACAAGCCGCACACCCAATTGGAAGTCTTGGCGATTCATACTTAATTAACGGCTCATTATATGTGTGGACTGGTTCTAGCTGGTATGCCGCTGGAAATGTTCAGGGACCAACAGGTGTTGCTGGTGCAACTGGGGCAACAGGACCTTCTGGACAACAGGGTATACAAGGTATTCAAGGTGCTCGTGGAGATCTTGGTCCTACTGGCCCACAAGGTGTCCAAGGAATCCAGGGACCAACTGGTGCACAAGGCCCAACTGGTGAACGTGGTCTAATTGGACCTACTGGTATTGGTGTCACTGGTGCAACCGGCGCTACATCTACAATTCCTGGACCAACTGGTCCACAAGGACCAACTGGTCCACAGGGCGTATCCATCAACTATCAGGGTACTCTTGCAAACACTGCTGCTCTACAGACTATTACAGGTCAGCATATTAACGATGCTTACATTATTGGTAACGATCTCTGGGTATGGGAAGGAACTACGTGGGATAACGTAGGGCCTATTGTCGGTCCTCAAGGACCACAAGGTATTCAAGGACCTACCGGTGTTACCGGCCCAACTGGTGCAGGAGCTACAGGTGCTACCGGAACTACAGGTGCTACAGGCGTTACAGGTGCTACTGGAGCGCAAGGTTTACAAGGTTTACAAGGAGTTCAAGGTTTACAGGGTGTTCAGGGTAATGTTGGACCTACCGGTGCAACAGGTGCGACAGGATTATCTGTAACTGGAGCTACCGGAGCAACGGGACCCACTGGAGCTACAGGGCATACTGGCCCAACAGGCTCTACTGGTGCTACAGGACCAGGTTCTACAGTGTTAAGTACAACCCCTCCATCAAGCCCTTCACTAGGAGATCACTGGATTGATGATGCTTCTGGAATTGAGTATACTTGGACTACAGATGGAGTCAATAATTACTGGGTTGAGCTTGCCCCATCAGGATACTGGGGACCTACAGGCGCAACTGGCCCTACTGGTGCTACCGGTAACGCCTCTACTATTCCTGGTCCAACAGGTCCTACTGGATTAACTGGGGCCACCGGAGCTACTGGTTCTACAGGACCAACCGGTGCAACAGGTGTCACAGGATCTACAGGGGCTAATTCAACTGTACCTGGACCAACAGGTTTAACTGGACCTACCGGACCTACTGGTGCTACAGGGCCTACTGGTAATGCAAGTACAGTCCCAGGACCTACGGGACCAACGGGCACAACTGGCGCTACGGGCGCTACAGGAACTATTGGTGGAAACACTGTAGTAACCGGCCTACTTGAGAATACAAACGTAGTCTCTACTGCTCCAACAGGCACTGTAAATATTGATATTGTTACCTCAAGCTTTTGGTACTTTACTACTGCCCCATCAGCAAGTTACGCCCTAAATATTAGAGGAAACTCAACCACAACCTTAGCTAGTCTGATGGCTATAGGACAGTCTGTAACAATCTCCGTATTAAATACAAACAGCTCAAACGCTTTTTATATTAACGCCTTTAATATTGACGGGGCTACTGTCACCCCTCTTTGGACCGGAGGTAATGCTATTACGGTAGGACACACTAGTGGAATAGACGCGTATTCCTATACCATTGTAAGAACTTCTAGTGGTTATACCGTATTTGCGGGAATGAGTAAATTCGCATGAGCCCTTTAGCATCCCTTGGATTTAGTGGAGGTAGCTCTACCTCAGGTTTAGTTGTATCTAGTACTGGAGCAACTAAAACAACCTACGGCATATATACGGTATTAACATTTTCTAGCACCTCGGGTGGAACACTAACCGTTACAGCTAACCCAAATAGTGAGATCTTTAGCGTATTGGCTATTGGTGGTGGCGCTGGAGGAAACCCAGGCTACTATAGTTCATTTTCTGGAACTGGAACTGGTGGTTCAGGTGGTGGTCCAGGCGCTATTCTTGAGACCAGTGTTGCCATACCTACTGGAACCTACAACGTAACTATTGGTGCTGGCGGCGGCCCTGGAGGTAATGGTGGAACTACTAGCTTAGGTTCTTTGGTTACTGCAAATGGGGGGACCGTACAAAACGCTACTAACTCAAATAACTATGGTTTTCCAGGAATTCCTGGAGGCATAGGTATGCCGGGAATTATTATGTCGACCTATAGCGCAAACGGTACCTTAGTTTTAGTACCAGCAACTGCTACGTATACATCTACAATTACGGGCTCTGCAGTTACCTATGGACAAGTGGGTGCTAGCTATAGTGGAAATGCGAGCGCAACAACATACGGAGGTTCAGGCGCAGGAAATACAATGCCATTTACAGCTTCCGGTTCAATAACAACCCCTGGAGGATCTGGTTATCAAGGTCTCTTAATTGTGAGGTATAGAACATGACTATTAGTTTTCCATCTTCCCCATATGTAAATCAAACCTATACCTATGGAACCCGCACATGGAAGTGGAACGGTATTGCTTGGGTATCTATCTCAACAACTTCCGGACCTACCGGTGCAACAGGCGCCACAGGCGCAACTGGACCAACTGGTACTGCGGGAACAAATGGTACAAACGGAGCTACTGGAGCTACTGGATCGACGG